ATATTAGGTATGGATATAGACTTTAGGCCAAACCTGTTCTGGAATGTTCTGTGTTCTGAGAATGCTTATCAACTATGAAATTGACACCAAAACAGGATGCATTCGTGTTGGCATATCTCGAAACGGGAAATGCCACTGAAGCGTATCGGCGTGCATATGACGTGCGTAACATGCTTCCATCAACGATCAACAACAAATCGTGCTTGCTGCTGAAGCAGGCCAATATCAGGGAACGAGTTGAACAGGCGCGTGACCAGACGTATTCAGCCGCCGCCATTGATCGTGCTGGTGTTCTGGCCCTTATCACTGAAATCGCAACGGCCGATGCAAGCCAACTGTCAGAAGTACAGGTGCGATGCTGCCGTCACTGTTGGGGCGTGGGATATCACTATCAGTGGAAAAACGACGCGGAGTTCGGCTTTGCACTGGCAGAGGCGATAGACCGGAACGCGCGCAAGCAGAGCGAGTGGGAAAAGAACCGCGACCTTGGTATGAAGCAGGGACCATTAGAACTTGATCCGCTACCGGTCGACGTCGGCGGGTATGGGTTCGATGTGACTGGTTCACCTAACCCGGAATGCCCTAAGTGCCTGGGCGAAGGTCATGTGAAAACGATATTCAAGGACACCCGTAAATTGCGGGGCGCAGCGAAGCGTCTGTTCGCTGGTGTGAAGGTGACGAAAGACGGCATCGAGATAAAGCAGCGCGACCAGGCACACGCGCTATCGCTGCTTGCCAAAGAGTTCAACATCGCCAAGGACGCCCCAGCAGTGCAGGTAACGAATCAGGTCGGCATCAACGCACAGGGCGCGCAACAGGTTACAGTGGTATCGGTTGATCCGCTTGAGGCGTCACGACAGTATCAGGAACTGATGAAGGGGTCGATATGAGCAAGGGCACAGGACCGCAACGAACTATCGAGCGCACAGCATGGGTACGGTTCGCGTACGTGTGTGACGTCGAGGATTTGACCATCAGCATCAGGCGAGGTGTGCTTGACGTCGAAGAAGTGAACGCCGCCAGTAACGCGACTATCGTCATTGACCGGATGTTACGCAATGGGCGGTCCAACTGGCGGCGTAGGATGCTCAACACCCTCATGCGGCATAATAGGCGGGGCAGTATGCCATGATGGGGGCTTCGGGCCGCGCACTCACGCGGCCCATTTTTTATGCTGGCTCACCTGTCAATGCTTCCTGACTCTCAGGTTGCGCCGCTTCTGGCTGTTCAAACTTCGACATCGCCAGTTCCATCAGTTGCGTTGCCATCGCCAGCATGTCTTCACGCGTCGCACTGGCTGGAATGGTCAGGTGCAAGTGTCCTGCTTCGAGTCGCTGACCTTCACCATGTGACGATCCACCCTTGCGCGGCGCGCGCACCTTGTCGCATGCCAGCAGTACCTCATTGACTGACTTGACCTTGAGTGCCGCAACGGCCGGGCGCAGTGCGCTCACCAGGTCTGCCGCCTTTACGGTTTGGGCCAGTTCCGCAACGTCGCCGTTCATGTGTGTGTCGTACAGCGCAATAGCTGCGGTAATGCGCCGGTTGACTGCGCGCCAGTCGAGCGTACCGGGCTTGCTGCACTGCCAGCCTGCGCCGTTATAAATCGTCAACAGTGTTTCGCGCCCTAACCTGCGTGACGGCTCACTGTCGTACATAACGGCCAGACCGACTGATAGCTCTATTTCGAGTGCGGTCTGTTTGTGCATCGCTGCTTCTACAAGCGCCTTGGTATATGCGCGAATGTGTGTCTTGTTCATCTTGGTCACCTGTTAAAATGTCGGTTGAATTGGCACGGCATTTGCCGTACAGTTCCTTTGTAGACCGTTAGTAACGGTTTGACAAGAAGTATTTCGACCCCATGACGCGATGGCGTCTAACACCTGGAGATTGACCGATATGGGCAAGCCTACAAACATCGCAGGACCGTCAACCGCACATTCGCAAGCCAAAGAGTTCGCGGCGCTCGCCGGTGTTGCATCCGCACCGGCCGACGTCACCACATTGCAACAGTCACTCAAGACGGCCATTGCAAAGCAGGCGGAACTGACGGAGCAGAACGAAGCGTTGACTCAGGCGAATAACGAAGGTGCAGGCACGGTTGCGTTGATGAACACAAAGATTGACGAACTGACGGAACAACTGACCGCAGAGAAGGAAGCGCACGCCAAGACGCAAGCGGCGCTCACCGCAGCAACCGCGTCGTAACGGAGCACACCCCCATCATGGAAACTTGCAAAGGAATTAACTGCACATCAGACGGTACGACACCGCATAGTGCTGAATGTGCGGCAGAATACGAACAATGTACTGCCGGATGTGAATTTGACGAAACTGGCGACATCACAATGACGCGCGAAATGGATGATACGTGCCGCTATCGCTTTAGATTCTGGCATAAGGAGGATGGGCCTAATCATCCAAGATCGTACGTATCAGGCAATCTTATGCAATTTCACATTGCGGTGCGCTTGATGCGATTGGTCAAGGGTTTGGCGCACTATCCGGTTTGTTTCAGTATCGTTGATGAGGTACGTCGCAATGCAGACATTTAAGCTACGGATGGCAATGAGTGTTGCAAATGGGTGGATCGCCGCATGGTTTCCGGGTGAGGAAATGGACGGCAAGTTGTTTCGTTCTAGCGATTTCAGCGAAGCGGCGACGATCATTCCACGCTACATGTACATGCGTCGTCTTCGCAAACAGGTCAAGTTACCGTTAGGGATACACCATGCAACAGTTCCCAATCACCGCAGTTGAGAAAGTCACGCTTTTGCATATAGCGCAAGGGTGTGAACAGCGCGGCGAAGATTCATACGCTCGCGTCGTGCGTCAGATGGTTCAACGTCTTTGGCCTGATGCACGTGTAGTGGATGACGCGGTTAAGATTGACGACGCGTTTGGGCATCTGTTGTGATACACTCCGCTCTGCTGTAACGTTAGTAACGATCCAAACCTTTCGAAAGGATATCCCTATCATGAAGAAGTCGATTCTTGCAATGCTCCTGTTGACGAAACATTCGTTCACCGATGACGCCCCGGCCGCTGGCGCTGCTGCAACGGTATCGGTCACTGTTCCGGCCGAACATGAATCGCTGGTGACGCGTATTCTGGCGTTGCTCGAAAAAGATGCGACCTGGCTGAAAGACAACATCGAAGCGGGCGTGTCGCATTTCGAAGCCATGTTCGAAAAGTCGGATACGCCGACCGCCGCAGCGTCGACGGGTGCACAGGCAGCAGTACAGACCGATGCGCCCGCTGTGTCTCAGAACGGCCCGGTAAGTACCGAACAGTAAAAAGGTTTCTCACGCCGAACGACGGCTCGTATAGCTAGTTCGCATTGTTGGAAGGAACGCCCTATGTGGTTAGCATAGGGCGTTTTGTTTGTGCTTGTAAAACCGTTACTTACGGTTCATACTTGCCACCGTTGACTATATGGAGCCAAACAATGACAGCATTTCTGTACGTAATGGTAGCAATGATGCTGATTGCGTCGTTGACGGTCGGTTGGGTCGCGCTGCGCTATCACATGATGCCGCCCGAAGTCGATCCGCGCGTACTTGATATCAACTGGCCGTGCGGGGATGACCCGTCAATTATTGTGGAGCGCCGCGACCATGATCCGGTATAACGTTTCGCCGACCGCGCTTGACATGTGTGCGGATGGTGATTTTGTCAAATACGAAGATGCCCGCCGCGATATTGGGCGTCTGGTCAATGAACTGTTCGCGGTGCGTGTTGCATACAAGGAACTTGAGGCACAGCGTCGGCGCGACCTGAAAGCCAAGGACGACTATATTGCCCGGCTGGAAGCGGCGGTGCACCGTGCGGCGTTTGAACTTGGTTATGCTGATTCCGATCCTGACAAAGGACGAACATGATTCGCTATGGTCTGATGACGCTCATTATTGCTTGCGGTGATGCAATTGACGGATATCGCGTTGCGTACGCCAAGATGCAATCCGGTGCGGGACGTGCCATATGTCTGCGTCAAATTGCTGACTACACCTTGATGCGCGACCGGATAATTGACAACCGGCGTATGTCGGAGGTCTATTGGAGCAAACTACCATGACGCTCCATACCAGCCATTTACAGAACCTGACTATCGGTGAAGATGCTGACTGGCGCACCCGTGTGACAGAACCTGACGGGTCGACCCGTACGCTGATACTGAACGGTCGGGCTAGTTGGAAAAAGGTTAGCGCCGTATGTCATGCGCGGTGCTTCGCGCTCCGCAACCCTATGTGCAAGGTGCATGTCGAAATCTTTGGATACATTGACGATGAAGGTTAGGTGCTCATTCGTCAAATAATTGTTGACGGTACGAAAGTAACGGTTTTATACTTGTCACACTTTCACACAACAAGTAGGTGACGAAATGTTGCAATATACGATTCGTTGGTATGACGCGGAAAATCACACATTGAATTTCAGCAGTTGGGCACGTTGTACTGCTGTCATGTCAAGATTGGTACGTTCGGGCTTCAAAGTAGAACTGACGTTTGAATAACCCCCGTTTCCCGGCGCTCGCACAGGTCGGGACTTTTTCCTCATAGGTGAAAAATATGCTTTCGTATCACAACGATCCGGTAGTAAAACTGAAGTATCAGGCCCGTTTCGAAGCGCATCGCAAGGCCGATGATGTCATTCAGGGTACGGGGTATGACAACGGTCGCGGTTGTTTCGTCGGTTGTACTCTCAACAAGTACGATCATTCGCGCTTTCCTGTTGAGCTTGGCTGGCCGGAATGGCTAGCTCGTCTTGCTGACTCAATTTTTGAAGGCATTCCGAAGTCAGAAGCTCCGCAGTTTGGTACCGACTTGCTAGACGCGGTTCAGATCGGCAAGGATTTGGAGCCGGTTAAATGGCACTTGGCGATTGCTCGCCATAAAGTGCAGATCGAGCGTCTGAAAGACAATAGCGAACCCTATGCAGAACATGTTCGTAACGCGTTGCAAAGTGTCATCGTTTATTGCCAATCAGAACTTACAAACACCGCTACTGAAGAAATGGCGGAGTCGGCAGCGCGGTCGGCAGCGCGGTCAGCAGCGCGGTCGGCGGCGTGGTCGGCGGCGGAGTCGGCGGCGGAGTCGGCGGCGGAGTCGGCAGCGCGGTCGGCAGCGCGGTCGGCGGCGGAGTCGGCGCGGTCGGCGGCGGAGTCGGCGGCGTGGTCGGCGTGGTCGGCGTGGTCGGCGGCGGAGTCGACGTGGTCGGCGCGGTCGGCGGCGGAGTCGGCGGAGTCGACGTGGTCGGCGCGGTCGGCGGCGTGGCAATTCGAACGCGATACATTGTTGACGATTTTGCGCGAAATGTGATGCTGACCGATATCCGTATCCCTATCCAACCCGATACGCTCATTCTTGAACGCGATACGCTTGATTCGTGGATCATCGACAGCGTGCAGGGTTCAACAGTACTTATCGTTCGTGTAATTGATGGTCTGCGCCGGAACGTAGCGCGCGATACCATTGACGAGTTGTATAGCTAGATCAAACCGTCACCGACGTTACACTAGGGTCATAGCTCATAACTATGGCCCTTTTTCATGCCCTACCCCTACGCGCACGACTTCCGTGCTCCCGACTACTCGCGCATCTTTCAATGGCGCGTCGACAAGCTCCATCAGCTACGCGCCGATCCGGCGTTGCTTAAAGCGGTCCTGACGCATTATCGTCACAATCCAATCGACCTGATCGAAGATTGGGGATGTACGTATGACCCGCGTAATGTCGGCTCACAGTACCCCGCCATGCTGCCGTTGATCCTGTTCCCACGTCAACGTGAGTTTCTGCAATGGGTCATCGAGCGTTGGAAAGCCAAAGAATTTGCAGTAAGTGACAAGTCGCGCGATATGGGCCTTTCATGGATGATGGTGTCACTGTTCACCGCACTGGCCGTTACTAACGAAGGCTTCACAGGCGGATTCGGGTCACGCAAGGAAATTCTTGTTGATCGTGCCGGCGACCCTGATTGTCTGTTTTTTAAAATCCGCATGTTTCTGTCATTGCTGCCAGTTGAGTTCCGAGGCGGTTGGGTCATGGGTGGACGGGACTGTGACAAGTCGATGCTCATCACGATACCGTCAACTGGCGCAGTGATTCGGGGTGAAGCAGGCGACAACATCGGCCGGGGCGGTCGTGCATCGATCTATTGCCGTGATGAAGCGGCGTTCATTGAACGGCCCCAACTGAGCGATGCTGCTTTATCACAGAACACGAATTGCCTGATTGATATCAGTTCAGTCAATGGCTTTGACAACCCGTTCGCAGAGAAGCGTCACAGTTGGCCCGAACATCGTGTATTCACCTTCCAATGGCGTGACGATCCGCGCAAGGATGAGGCATGGTATGAAAAGCAGAAAGAGAACCTTAACCCGCTTATCGTTGCGCAAGAAATTGACCTTGACTATTCAGCGTCCAAGCAAGGTGTTGTCATACCTTCAGCGTGGATACAATCTGCCATCGGTGCTGCGCGTAAGCTCGGTATCACGATCAAAGGTGAACGTCGTTCGGCGCTTGATGTGGCGGATGAGGGGCTTGACCTGAACGCATGGGCCGGTCGACACGGTATCGAGCTACAACACATAGACGCCTGGAGCGGTCAGGGCAAAACAATATTCTGGACAACGGAACAGGCGTTTTTACGCTGCGATGAGTTTGACTATGACAACTGCCGGTATGACGGCGACGGGCTTGGCGCTGGTGTACGCGGCGACGCGGCGCAGATCAATGGTCGGGACAACCGCAAAGGATCGCAACGCAAGTTCACTGAGTTCAAAGGCAGTGGTGCCGTTGTCAACCCTACAGCACTGGTCTACAAAGGTGATGACCGTGGTGTCGGGTCGCGCAAGAACGAAGATTTCTTCAAGAACCTGAAAGCGCAATCATGGTGGTCATTGCGTATGCGTTTTGAGAAGACGCACCGCGCCGTGGTGGATGGCGCGGTGTTTGACCCTGACGAACTTATCAGCATCAGTGAACAGATACCGCCG